CCTTTGTATTTGTCCATTTCCTTATCAATGTCCATGGTGCGACGCTGATAAATGCCTTGGTCACGGCCAACATCCAGAGCGTTGACGTAACCATTAATCCGGTTTGTCTCTTCTTTGGTCAGGTTGAATTGGCCAGCCATCTCAATATCTTTTTTGAGCATGTTGGTTTTGGCCACCTTGCCAACGAGGTCTTCAAATTTTTCTGGAGACAACTTTAAGTTCTTTTGACGAATTTCATTTTCAGCTTCTTTGCGAGCCTGGACTTGCAAGAATGCAGCCTCCCCAAGAGTCTCCCGGATATGCAGCATAGTTTCCGCCGCTGCCAAGTCCGCGTTCACGTCTTTGGTCAAATTGGCGATTCGCTGTGCCATGGAGTCTTTTTTGGCTTTTTGCGTGGTGGGCTTCGGGATGCCGCGATCTGAATTCGGCTTGTCGCTGCTGGTGTCAGCCCCACGTTTTTCAGCCTCGTCCCGGATATTCTTTTTGAGACGGTCGTATCCGTCGATAATTTCTTTGGCCACGGGTCCAAACAACCTGGACGCGCCGCCTGTCAGCGGCCCGGCTTTATCCATCGCTTTTTGAATCAGTGGGTTGTCTTGCGCCATTGCAGCCAGACGGAAAAACGTGATAGCCTCCTGCGTGGCTGATTTTGCCCAATTGGCGATGTCTTTAAAGAAATTGCCAATGTTTTGCAAACCTTGAGCGAATCCAGGCAGCGCTTGGTCAATTTCGCTAATCATTCCGGTGACGGCACCGGAAACCAGTTTACAAGCCCGGTCCCACTCCTCGGCAATTGTCTTGGCAATACCTACGAAAACATCTTTCCAGGTGACTACTGATTTCGTGGTGGATTGGACTTCTTTTTTCAAGTTCAACAAGGCGACCCCAACCGCCACAATGCCTGCCACAACGTATGTCCACGGGTTGGTAAGCAGTGTGACTAGCAGGCCACCGAACGCAGCGGAAATGGAAGCCAGTGAAGCTCTCAGCCCTACGCCAGCAACTTGAATTCTGGTGAACGCACTCAGTGTTGCCCGTTCCATATTCCATGCCGCAGCGGCGGTCTCAGCGGTTACTCCGGCATAACCGGCTGACGTGCGTTTCATGTAATCACCAAACTGGACGGTGTTTTTCATCGTGGCCATCATAGAAGTGTCAATCGTTGTGAACGACTTCTTAATGGCATCCGCACCAGCATTTACTTGTGCCGGAATCTTGGATTGGAACGCGCTGAATGCTGCGATGTTTTGAGCAATGGTGGTAAAAATGCTGGCGTTGCCAACCAGCTTAATCGCTTCAGCCAGGCGGGTGACCTGCTGAATGATAACCGGGATGGCCAGTGCTGCCATCACGCCTGCCAGAGTGCCCAGTGATATCACCACTTCGTCAATATGAGTGCCGAGAAAATCGAACGCATCCGCTAGTTTGGTAATGGCTGAGCTAAACAGTTTGGTCAGCCCCAGGTTCTTGTCAATATTTAGCGCCATTAAGTCGAATGAGATCTTTGCGCTGTTCCTGGCTCGCTCGATACTGACCGGAAACTTGCGAAACGCCTGATCCACTTCCACGGATTTTTTCAGCAAGCCCTCAAAAACATCCTTGGACATCAGTTTTCCAGCGATGGTCATTTGCTTTAACTCACCAATGGATTTTCCAAGGGAGTCACCAATGGCCTGAGCCACTTTTGGCATGTTTTCAACGATGGAGTTAAATTCCTCGGCCCGGACAATGCCTGCTGAGAAAGCTTGACCCAACTGAAGCAAACCGGCATTCAAGCCTTGCTTACCAGTGCCAGACATTACGCCAAGCTTTTCAACGGTTTCAACAAGGCGTAAAACATCAGCATTGCTTTTCCCCAGGTCTCTTGCACCGATTTGGATTCTGGAAAACACGTCAATGGTGTCTCGCAATGAAACACCAGTCGATTTGGCAATAGTCCCAAGACCATTCCAAACACCTTTAAAATCATTGGTCGCAGTTGTTACGTTTCGGACTCTTGCTTCCAGCAGGATCATTTCATCAGCCGACCTGGTAATGGCTGCGGTCAGGGCCAATAACCCAGCACCGAACCCGGCGAGGCCCAGGACGGCCAGAGCCATGGATGTATTAACGTTACCCAGCAGTCGCCCGAACGCACTCAGACGACCAGACAGACCGCCTAATGGGCCGGTCAATACGCCTGCCGCGTTGGACAATTCGCGTATCTGCGCCTGAGCGTCTTTTACCCGGTTGCCCATCCGCTGGGAAGCGGAACCGACCTTTTCGACTTGGGCTTCCATCTTTTTGCCGGAAGCCGTCACCCGGTCCATGTCTTGAACACCAGTCTTTAATTGACTGGTGTCGTAACGGATACCGATATTGACGATATCGCCCATGGACCCTACTTGCTTTTAAGCCGCTCTGATACCACTCGCAGAAATATTTGATCCAGTTCCCGGATCACACCCAATTCCCACAGAGACGTTTCCCACTCATATAAACGTCTCCAATTAATTATATCATCGAACGTAATCGGAGAAGGGCCGCTTTCCGTGTAGCGACGGCCCTTGTGCAGCTCAATGAATTTCAGGAAAACACCGTCCAGAAAATACGCGGGACACTCGTTATCCAGCTCAGGAACATAGATGCCTTGCGCCTCAATGGCCTCGTAATGGTCACGAAGCGTCCCGCCGGTATTTCCAAACGATGAATTTAACCGGAAGTAATTTTCCGCAAATTCGTAGAGCCGGTTTAGCTCTGTTTCAAAAAATTTGTGCGGTCATTTACGAAATCCTCCACCTGTTCACGGATGGGCGGATAATCGCGCAACAAGTCGGTTACGGCTTGCTTGCTGTATTCCAGCGGTTGACCGTTTAATTGCAGATTCTCGAAACCAACCACGCACACGGCGGTTCTAGCTAGGGCTTCTGCATCCGCCTCTTCGGCAGTGATGGTCAGCTTGCGGTTGGTGGCAGCCTTTTTCAGGCGCTTATTCATCTGCTCGTTGGCAAACTTCAAGTATACGTCGCTGTCGGTGCCAATCACCAGCAAGCGCATCGGCTCACCCGTGTCATTGGTAAGCACCAGGCCAGTTGCCGGGTTGACAATTTCCAACGGGGTAGCGTCGGTTGCGACCTTCAGGGATGAAAGATCCATATTCAATTATTCTCCAAACGAAGGGGACAATCCCCCTGTATTAGGAAATGACCAATTTCAGCGTGGTCGCATCCGCAGCGTGGTACAACGCTTGGAACGGAAGCGAGATCATCCGAGATTGTTCATTGGACACCGGTACAGGGGCTCCGGTGTATTTAATGCTGCCCATGGTGAACGTGTACGTGTTGGTTCCGTCCGTCAGGGCGAATTCCAAGCTGGACACGGTTTCGTTGATGAATTTGTTAATCAGAGTTGCGTCCTGGTAATACGCTTCAATGGTGCCGGTCACTTTGGCGCGACCGTATTCCATTTGAGGCGTAGTGGAGGAACCCACGACAAACGTCGGCCCAAGGCCGTTTTCAATTTTCAAATCCAGACCCGCAACAATGGCGATACTGGAACCACCTTCGTCAATGGTGCCGGTGAAACTGTCAAACGGCTGGTTGGTGCTAGCGGCGGTCAAAGCAGACCCGGTAACGGATGTCCCACTTTGTGTCATGTTTTTGCCGATAAACCCGAATTTAATTTCAGCCATCGCGTTGGGCTTAACACTCAAGTCCATCGAATTAACCATCATACCGGTGTACGCACGGTACTGGGTGATATCAGTAGCCCTGTCTTCCAGGGTGAAATATTTGGCGGTGGTTCCGCACTTCAAAGTGCCAGTGCTGATGGTGCCGAAAAAGGCAGCCTCCAGGAACGGGTCATAATCTTCCGCCCGGAGATCGGCAGTTAATTCACCACTTACGTTTTTGTTCCCGTGCCGCATAATGGTAATTTGTCGGTCGGAACGAATTTCAGCGGATTCAACAGTCTGCTTGGAAAGATCCAGCGTGTGGCTGTTAAAAGGCAGCCTTACCAGCGTGGGCGTATCTGGAGTAGTGCCAAAGGTGACTTCGGCAATATAGCCAATCTCAGAACGCGATCCTTGTGCGAATGCCATTATGCTCTACCCCTTAC